GGATAATTTCCTTAATAATCCTAATGTTCAGCTTCTTGTTTATCAAACAGGATGTATTATACCTGATTTTACCGATTTGAATGGGGTTAACCAGTACATCCAAACGTTGGTCAATAGTAATACTGCTTCAACCGGTTTATTCTGTGCCGTAGACGAAAAGGCATTTGATGATATTTGTAATAATACCTACAGGATAGATCTTGTAGGTAATAACCTTATCGACGAATTAACATCAGATAGAGACCTACTAAGCCCAAGACTTGATTTCTTAAGTTACGATCAAGCTTTATTGGCTGATTATTTATACACTGAAGCAAATTACGGAGTTACTGGTGCATCCGGTGCAACTGGTGGTAATATGTACGTTGGTACTTTATTCGACCCGATCACATTCGGAGCTACCGGTGGTACAACGGATAAGGGTCTTTACTCAAATACATTCCAGGCTTACGATCCGAATGAATTTGATGGTGGATATCACTATATCATTACAGGTACAGGTGGAGCACCTCCTTTATCGACATCTCAGAAATCTTCTCTTAAAACATTCTGTGATATTTCTTCTTCGGCTGATCAGAAATTTATTATAGGTAAAGCTACTATACCAGCTGGTGTAACTGGATCTGTCCCCTCAAGTTTCGGAGGTCCAAACACAACCCAACTAGTTAAGCTTAAGATAGCTTTAACTAAGACTTCTAATTCGGAAGTTAAAATTCTATGGCAACATCCGTTGGATACTGCTTACTATAGATCTCAAGGTATTACAGTTGAGCCTTGGGCTTATCTGCAACAAGTTCCTATCGATCCAGATATCGCATTCCTGAATTCAGGTGTTGGTGTATATCAATTTGGATGGGCTGATAGAGTAGGTGAGGAGTCTATACTAAACCCAGACGGAGCAGGAGTAACAGGATCAGGATTCCCAAATGGATATTCTAACTCTTTGATAGCGTATTCTATGTCTAACCCTTATATTGATTTTCAATATAACGAGACCGCAGATGGAGATATTATTTGGAAAAATTCAGACGGAACGGACATTCAATATCTGGATTACCAAAGCTTGGTTGATGTAGATGGATTTCCTTATGTAGCGGTTAGATCTTTTAGTAATACTTCTAGAGACATTACTAGCCTAGAAGATATTGCTGCCTTTGGTGCTTCTTATGCCTCAGATAATGTGGGTCTCCCAGTTTCTGCAGATAAGATAGACATCATATCACAAAATGGAAACATAAACGAATACCTTAATGTTATAACTAGGGTAGATGCCACAACGTTTACTATAGGTTTAGACGCCCTTGGCAACGTTCCTTTATCAGTGGGTGATTGGATAGTTTCTACTGACCTTAATATATGTTTAGATGCTGCAGGGACAAGACAGTCTAGACTAGGAAAGATCACTACAGTTTCTGCTACAACAACTAGCGGTGTCTATAGAGTAACTTGTGCTAGACCAGTACTTTATTACTCAGGAACACCTCTAAGAGTTCAGAAGTTCACATCGATTGAGGATTTCACTACATCTTTTGATTTCACATACTTCCAAGGTTTCACTATGACTGAAAGGCATAGACCAAATGGAACTGATGCTAGACTAACTGAGATATTAGATGTACTTTACAATACAGATCTTGCTATAGCGCTTGCTAATAAGGACGCTATAACTTACAGATACATTATTGATACATTCGGTGGACAAATACTTCCTAATTCTAAGTATCAATTGAGTAAGTTGGCGATGATGAGACAGCAATCTCTTGCTATCATCAATGCGCCTTCTACTGCTCAATTCCAGGCTTCTACAGATCCTAGATTTACTGATGCACCTACAGCTACTAATCCTAAGCCGTTGTTAAATACTGCTTATATAGCTTCCGGTGGTAATCTATCCTTGAATCCTACATACACATTCAGTCTTCCTTCCGAAGCTGATGGAGCTAAATTCTGTGCATTCTACTCACCTTATATCACTATAAGAGAGGCAAATAGAAACGTAAACGTTCCGCCGGCAGCTTTAGTTTCTAATAATTTCATTAGAAAATTTGCGACAGGTGAACCTTATGCAATCGTAGCAGGTCAAAAAAGAGGGGTTCTTTCAGGGCAAACTATAGTAGGTGTTGAATATGATTATAGTGATGCAGACAGAGGAAATTTAGAGCCATTCGGAATAAATCCTATCATCAGAAGAAAAGGTATTGGTGTAGTTATATTCGGTAACGGAACTGCTTATCAACAAGTTAATTCTGCATTCAGCCTTGTTCACGTTAGAGATTTGCTCATCAGCATTGAAACTGACACCAATCAAATTCTTTCTAACTATCTGTTTGACTTCAACGAGGATTCAATTAGACTTGAAATTAAGACTTTGGTTGATAATTACTTAGATGGAGTAAGAGCAGGAGGTGGTATTTATGCTTATAAGACCATCATGGATGCTACTAACAATACACCAGCGATCATTGATATGAACATGGGGGTTATTGACATCATCATCGAGCCTGCAAGAGGTATACAGAAATTCATAAACAGAATCACTGTAACTAGAACAGGCGGTATAGCTGCTGGAGGATTCATACAGTTTGTATAAAATTTGATCACTCAGAAGCAAATAGATAAATAGTTAGTATATGGCAGGCTTACCACATTTTTCAAACTCGATCGCATCGATGAATAACTTCGAACCGGTTTACTTAAACCAGTTTGAGGTAGTAATAAATCCACCAGCTGCTGTAGCTGGTGGACCTATTCTTTTACAGCACGTAACGAAGGTTTCTGGTATGGATGTAGATAAAAATCCAGCACCTGTAGCTCAGAAGTACAAGTTTGCAAAAAGAAACTACGCGGGGGCTAAACCGGATACTACTGGAATGACCGTTTCAATGAGCTTCACTGTGAACTTGAACGATGCTAATTCTATGTATGTTTTTAAAACACTAAGACAATGGACGGATCTTATCTATAATCCGTTAACCGGAGCAATGGGTGTTAAAAATGACTATGTAGGGTCAATAGTTATTTCAATCTTTAATAAAAACGGTGACGTTTTTAAAAGAGTAGTTTGTAAAGACTGCTTCCCACTTAGCGCAATTTCGCCAATGAACATAAGTTATGCAGCAGAAGAGGTTTGGAAGATAGACAATATGGAATGGGCAGTTGATTATTGGGAAGATCTATTCCTATAAAAAAATTAAGAAGAAATGTCAGGATTACCACACTATACTAATTCTCAAGCTGCTATACAGCTTTACGAACCAGTTTATCTTAACCAGTTCGAGGTTATTATTAATACCCCAGCGGGTGTTCAGCAGTTACCTGGTTTAAATGGAGAATTGATACTGACCCAGCAGGTTAAGGCTATATCCGGTATGACCGTTGATATACAGCCATCTGGACCAGTTGAACAATTCTATAAGTTCGCTACTAGAAGATATGCAGGAGGAGAGCCTTCCCAGACTGACATGGATTTAACCATGGAATTCGAGGTTAACCTTAACGAATCCAATTCGATGACTGTGTACAGGACTCTTAGACAATGGTCGGATCTTATCTATAATCCATTGACTGGTGCTATGGGGCTTAAGCGTGATTATGTTGGATCTATGGTTATATCTATATTCAATAAGCAGGGTGATGTTTTTAGAAGAATAAGAATACCGGTTTGCTTTATAAGTACGCCAATACCAGCTTTGGAGTTAGATTATGACCAGGGAGCTAATATCTATAGTATTAGTATTTCTTGGAAATGTGATTACTGGGAAGATCTTTTCTTGTAAAATAAAGGAACTTAAAGGGAAAGGACGCTATAAATTGTGTCCTTTTTTTGTGGACCGTTATATAATTTATAACATAAGATCTTAATATTATGAAGAATTTATCGCCCGAGGAAATCCTCAGAAATAAAGAAGCAGCTAGTGGATTCGTCTATGATGATCCTAAAGATGAAGTAATTGTAACAAATACCGAGAATCCGGTTACCCTAAATGAAAATGCTTACACTTCTCAGGAACCCATTTCTGCTAAAGCCCCTATTGAAGAGCAGACTGTTCAGAACCCCCCTAATTCGTTAGGCAGGGTCGAAAGAAAGCATCCTTACTTCCAACAGGAAGCTCAATCTACTCAGCCCCATAATAGTGCTCAAAAACAGCCTGGAGAGTTAGGTTGGAAGAATATACCAATGAGTATACTCCCATCAAAGGGTATGTACTACCCAGATGGTACTAGAATAGCTATTAGAGCTGCGGAGGTAAAGGAAATCAGACATTTCTCAACAATAGACGATGAGGATAGAATAGACATAGAGGAAAAATTAGGCTATATCCTCGATAAGTGTATGAGAATGGATTTTCCGGCACAGGGTATAGTTTCTTATCAGGACCTAAAATCCGAGGATAGATTTTTCATAACACTAGCAATAAGGGATCTAACTTTCACTAGAGGTGAGAATAGTGTAATATTAATTCCCAACAATCCTTGTGAATCTAAGGAATGTCCGCTAAGAGACGGATTTGAACTTAGAACCGGTGTTTTGTCAATGTATGAGATTGAAGATAAGATACTGGAATATTATGACAGCGAAAGAAGATGTTTTTCTTTTGATATAAAGAAGCTGGATAAAAATATTAAGATGTTTGTTCCTAGTATAGGAGTTACTAAAAGAATATCCGATTTTATAATATCCCTTGCCAAGAGAGGCGTTGAAATAGATGATGCTTTTGTACAGATATCACCTTTCATATTTGAGGATTGGAGAACCCTAACTGAAGGGTCATTCCAGTCAAGATTAAAAGACAGTGATTCCTGGTCAAAAGAGGAATTTAGCTTACTGTTTGAATTATCTGAAAAAATAAAAATAGGTACAAAGTCCAAGGCATTGGTAAAGTGCCCTAAGTGCGGTGGAAGGGAGGTCACCGCCGACATTACCTTTCCCAAAGGGCTTAGATCCCTTTTCGTTATTTCAGATATCATTGGAGAACTTCTTTGATCTGAAGTTTAGACTATGGAAGGAGCACGGTCTTGATCCTGAATGGGTAGAGGGAATACCTTATTATGAATACCAGATATGGATAGATAAGCTTAATCTCGCTATTGATGCTGATAATCAAGAAGTACTTGCAGATTCAGGAAAGAGCACAGTTTTCTCTTTTAGGAAGTAAAATTGCAACCAAAATATATAGAAATAAAGAATTATTTCATAAATGTCATCTACCGAAAGTGAAAAACAGTTCATTGACCTATCGAGAAGTTTAGAGGGTCTCGTTGGTGAATTGAAAAAAATGAACATATCGTCTATCAAGGACGATATTAAGAAACAGGGTGATGTTATAGAGAGATCACTGGGTAACGTAAAGGGTA